ACCACCATTGCCTGGTCCACCGTTTCCACCACTTCCACCGCCGCCGCCTCCGCCGCCGCCTCCCATTTGTAAACCGGGTAAGGGTCCAGGGTTAGCTCCACCATTACTACCTTGAGAAGGTGTTGCAGGATCTGAAGTAGGTGGATTATTTCCAGCTCCACCACTTGCACTGGGTCCTGCTCCGCCCCCGCCTGATCCACCTGGTCCTCCATTAGATCCAGCTGAAGGAGCAGATCCTCCTTGACCACCACCTTGAGAAGTTATTGATGAAAATGTTGAATTGCCTCCATTACTTCCTTTAGAATTATCTCCTACACCTGATCCACCAGAACCTACTCCAACCGGAATAGTTCCTGAGCATATAACTAAATGTCCACAAGCATTTGGAAAAGAGGATCTTCTTCCTCCTCCGCCACCGCCGCCACCACGGTCGCCTCCTCCTGATGCCCCACCAGCAACTACTAAATAATCTACTTTATTTGGTCCACCACCATCTACAGTTGGTCCGTTTCCTGCTATAACAACAAAACAACCACTGCTTGTAAATGTATGAATTTTATAATCTCCACAAGTGCTGATAGCACCACCTGTTGCGCTAGTAAATAAAGGTACTGGTGGTGGAGATCCTCCACCAAATCCTAAGACTTGATAACCAAATGATTTACCTTTTTTTGATTTTTTATTTTTGTGTCCTTTACCTTCGACAGTTAAAGGTGTGTCTATTTTTTTCATATCTAAATTCCTTATGCGTCGTTAGCAGCGTCAGTAGTAAAGAATATTTTGATACCTAAAAGTCTTGCATCACCTGTAAAAGTATCTGAACCACTAGCTGCATTTCTTTGTACTTGAAAATAAGTTTGTGTGTCTGCTGCTGCATCTTTAACTGTAAGTGCACTACTAACAGATGTAACTTGTTGGTCTTCAACTGTTCCATGACCCGCGTCTGTAATTGTTTGTTCGGTACCATAAGTAACATCAATAGTTGCATCATCAGCAACTGATACACCAAAAAGAGTCCATAAACAGTTTCCTGTGTTTGTAGTGCTAGGAGTCCAAAAAACTTGATAAGTTATTGTGCCTTCATTCCATGATTTAGGAAAAGCCACTGAAAATTGTGCAGCTTCAGCTGTGCTTGGGTCAAAGTCTAATACTTTCATATCAGGTCTTCCTGCTGTTGTTTCTACTTGTTCTGCAGCTGCTCCGTTAGTTGTTGCACCATACATTGAAGAAGCTGGAACCCACATAGTCTCAAGTCCTGCAATTTTAACCGCTGATCCTCCAGAATTAAAAACTCCTGTTCCTTTAGGGTTGACATTAATACCAACGTTAGTTTCACCTGTTGCTGAAATAACTGGTCCAGTAACCCCTGTACCTGCGTTAGCTATAGTAATTTCATTAACTGCTGAACCTGTTGCAGTAAGATTAATTAATTCATTTCCATTAGTATCTAAAATGTTTGTTCCAATTTTAGGACTAGTTAAAGTTTTGTTTGTTAAAGTTTGTGTTCCTGTAAGAGTTACATCTCCGGTTGCTCCTACAGTTGCTTCAAAAACTCCAGTGTTTGTTGCAACACCATCAAGATAAATAAGTTTGTACCCTTTATCATCTGTTGCAAAAGTAACCGTTGCTCCTGAACCAGATACTGCTTTTATTTGTACTGTTTGTGCACCCGATGTACTATTTTTAATAATGTAAAAATTTTCTGTAAGAAGGGGAAAAGTTACAACTCTGCTTCCTGTTATTGATCCTGTTAATTCTATGACTCTTTGTTGAGCAGTTCCTGTTAAAGCACCGTCTGCTATTGTTAAAGCTGTTGGCGTTCCTGAATCAGTTACAGCTTGAGAATTATATCCACCAGTTAATTGTTCAATTAAACTTAAATTTGCGTTTGTTTTTGTTCCCCAAGTACCAGCATTTTCACCGGTTGCCATTAGCTCTAGGCCGAGATCTGTAAAAGTTGATGCCATAATTTTTTTCTCCTAAACTACGTGTGTTACGTCTGTATACGATGTATTTCCTGCAACGTCAATATCATTATAATTAGTATTTCCTGTAATGTCAATGTCAGCATATCCTGTAGTTGTAAGGTCTCCGACACTCGTTGCAGCTATTAAACCTAAACCATCTAAACTAGCTATAGACAGTTGGGTTGTAGTTAAAGATCCAATTGCACTTGTAGCTGATTGACCTGCTAATAAGGCAAGAGTTATATTATCTATTGTTAAAGAACCTACAGAACTTGTAGCTGATTGAGCAGGTAAATCTACAACAGGATTCGATGAAATTGTAATAGCACCAACTTCTGTTTCAGCTAATAGACCTGTTATACCCATTACATCTGCAGGAGATATACTTCCCACTGCACTTGTAGCTGATAAAGATGGTAGACCTATTGAATGATCATCAACTGATAATAATCCTGGACTTGATGTTAAACTTAATGCAGGTAATACAAGTGTAAGATCAGAAAATGCAGTTAAGCTTCCTACTGCACTTGTAGTTGACAATGCAGGTAGACCTACAACATCTTCCGCTGTAAGAACTCCAACACTAGCAGTTACAGATAAACCCGTTAAATTAAATACAGCCGACTCAACAGTACCCCAACCATTTTCACCCCAATCAAGTGTACCCCAACCGGGTTTAATTTGTATATTTTCTGATGGAAGATTTACTGAAGCTGTTGCAGATAAACCCGTAAGTTCAACAGTAGGAAAACTACCCCAACTTTGGAAACCCCAAGTATTAGCGCCCCATCCAGCTGTAAGTATATTAGTATCTCCCCAATCAGATTGACCCCAACTATAACGGCCATACCCTGAAGCGGTGCCTGTGTAAGACAGGTCTCCTAAAGATGAAGTAGAAGAAAGACCCGTTACTGTTAATGTAACGTCAGCCATTTTTTACTCCTATGCTATTTGAACGATTGCGTTTCCTGCTGTTTGTGCTGGAAATTGAACTGTGAATGTTCCACTTGTTACAGTTTTATCTGCACCAAAATTAACAACACAGACTGATCTGTTTGTTGTAAATCCTGTAACTGCTGTTGAATTATAAATTAAACAACCTCTTGCTGTAAATGTAGCTGAAGAAAAACTAACGTCATTAAATTTTACACAAGCTGTGTCACTAGATAAAACTGGATCAGCTGATGGTGTTAACGCTGTTCCACCTGCAGTGTAACCGGTATTACTGGCGCCGCCATCAGTTTGACTTTGACTAACTTCTAGTGTGTTAGTTGGAACTGCATTAGCAGATGAAGGTGCTGTGTAAACAGTTGTTGTTTTACTTAATGAAGCTGAGTCACTTGAAAATAAAGCTAATTTAAATGCGTTACCTGTTGGTGCACCACTAGCATCATTAAAATTGTGTCCACCTTGTAAAATTTCTACTTTAAAAGAATTACATATTGCTGATGTTATCGTCATAATTTTTTACCTCAATTTACGGGGACGGAGATTTAACTTGTAATCTAACTGTACCATCAGTGTAGTCGTCTCTTCTTCGTCTTCCTAGTTGCATTCCTGCAAACTGTTGTAGTGCATTTTTATATCTATTTTCATAATATGTCAACATATCCATTGGACCTTTTAAATACCCAAAAGCTTCTACTAGACATGCATATAATAGACCTTGTGGAAAGTAGTTACTTAAGTAAGTATCAGAATTACCATCAGATCCTGAACCAAGTCCTGTTGGGTATTTATTATAATAAATTCTAAATTTGTAATTAGCGTCGGGTGTTGGAGCTATATACAACCCACCTGATGTAGTATCAGTTAAGGTTGTTGCTCCACCAAACATTGCATAATACTTAGGAAGTCCTGTAACATCTTGTGCCGTTAAATCTCCTTCTGAACCCGTTAGATTACCAACATACTCTGCTAAATAAGTTTGATCTTTTTTTTCTAACCAAGTGCCTGCTTCAGTGGTGTTGGATACATTAAATACTTCAACACCTCTTATAAATAAAGCTCCTGCCGGAGAATTTATTGTATTTTTGTCAGTAACAAACGTACCTTCTTGAACAAATCTATCAGAGTCCATTGGAAGCTCTTGATTAATCCGCATTTCTGCAGCCATAATAATTCCATCTAAAATAGTTGTAGTTAAAACATCTGAACTTACTTCAGTGTAATCTTGAATTGCAGTTTTTAATGTTGTATATGTGTATTTTGAAACTCCTGACATAATTAACCTCTATCATTAATCGGTCCAACTGTACACTGTAAACCGCCCCCTGTTTCTGTGCTGCTAGCAGCATTAACTAATGTAACATTTATACCATCAAATTGTGTAGTTGTAGATGGTTGACCTGCACTTGGAACCGATGTCTCATTTAAAGAAACAACTTTATAAGAACCAAAAACCTTTGCTCCTGTGGTATGACTTTTTGCCGTTGTCGGTTGTGGTTCAACACCTCTATAAGCAGCACTTGTACCCCTAATACATCCAGTTAATTGATGTGTTGATCGTCCTGTATATTCTATTACTTCGTTTTCAAACAAACCTGAAACTGCGTTTACTTTTTCAATTACAATAAAACCTGAAGTAGGGAACTGTAATCCATCAGTTAAATTAATTGTAGTATCAGTATCTGTTATTGTTCCATTTAAAGTTGTCGACATTTGTAGTGTTGATATTGCTACACCGCCTACAGGTGTTTTAACATTTCTAAATCTTACAAAATCATTTACTTTTAAATTACCATTTGGAAAATTAATTTTTAATGTAGTATTAGATGCAGTTACAAAAGGATTGTTAGGTAAAAAATCTTCCGTAGGAAATTCTGTTCTAGCAGTTCTAGCTCTTTGTAAAGCTTGTGGATCTGCACTTGTAGGTTTAGGATCCAGCTGTGGTTGTTTAGGCTCGTACTCTGAAACATGGACAAACGCACCAGTCCATTCCCTAACCATTTCATTATATGGAAATGCCATGCCCGATCTATCAGAGATAGCTAAAGCAAATTTACCTGATGCAAAAGTAGTCATTAACCAATACCTGGGTAATATATTTTAGGTGATATATAAGTAGAATTAGAAGAACCGTCTTCAGACTCTGCTCTTTTTAATTCATCCTCATATAATAATTTTAATTCTTGAACTCTTTGTGGTGCATATTTTATAGCTAAGTAATAAGATAAACCCATTATCATACAAGGTATAAATCTATATGGCACATCTGTTGCATTTGTATAAGCCCCTACATCGTCAATTCTTTTTGTGTAATAGAAATTTATAAAATCTCCTGCTTGTGAGCTACCTGGTGTTAAATATAAAGTCATAGTAACTTTATCGATAAATCTTTGAACCCAGTATTGTGTAGGTAAACCTAAATCTGTTTTGTTAGAAAAACCTTGATACTGAGATCTACTAATTCTTGTCATCGGTGTATCAACGCTTGTAGTATCTACTCTGTAATTTGCTTCTTGAATATCTGTCATCCCTCTTGGAGACTGTGCAACTGTATCACCAGAATCGTGTGTAGCGGCTGTTGTACCATTAACTCCTCTAACACATCCTGTTAAATTTAAACTAGAAATTCCTGTGTAGGTAATATCTTCTGTGCCAATAGTTAAAGTACCTGCTGTTGGAAAACCAGTAACCGCGGTTAAGGGAATTGATGTAACTACTGCATTTATTCCTGCACTAAGTGTATTACTTACACCATCAGAAACACCATCAGCCGTAGATCTAAAAAAAGTATATACTGCTTGGCCGTTTACTAAAGTTACGTTTTGATTTCTTACTTCCCAAAATTGTAAACCTCTATTTCCCCATTCAGAAAATAAAATGTTTAAAGATCGTTTAGCAGTTTTTAATTGATAGCCAGAAACACCCTGCATACCAATACGTTCGTACGCATCTTCAATAATTTCATCAATGCCTAGGTTCTTATCAAAAGAATAAGAGCCTGAAGTAGTGTTGGCCATTTAAGCTCCTTACCCGTCAAACTGTATTGACAATCCTACTACTGCAGTTCCGGCAGATGCAAAAAATGCACCATCTTCACATAAAATTCCGTCATCGGCAATATATGGGTCGATTGTTGATCCGTTGTCTACATCTA